GCCCCGGACGCCCACAGCTCCAAGGCTTTGGTGGCCAGGTTGATGCCCAACGCCACCTGCTCGGTGGGGGTGGGGCGTTGCGTGGCGTTGGGGTACGTGATGATGCGGCGCCCCTGGTCGGCCAGCTGCTGCTGAATCATGCCCGTGGTGATGGCACCCACGGATGCGGGAATGGTCACCGCAGCTATGGCGTGCTCCCAGATGCTGGAATCTTGCTGGAGTGCGGGAGCTGTGGGGCTTGCACCAGCGGTGCCAGCTTTCACCACAGCTGTGCAGGTGTTGCCTGCCAGGTCCACCTTCAGCACCACCAAGTCAATGCGGGACTGGCCCGCACCGGGGGCTGCGCCAATGGTCAGATTCTTGGTGGTGCTGTTGTTGTAAAACACGCCCTGCACCATGGCGGTGCCCACCGGCACCTGCACCTGCATACCTGTGCCAGCCACTACGGCCAGGCCACTGTTCACACCATTGCCTGCCAGCACCCTGGCCCATTGGCCAAACTGGCTTTCGGTTACGTCCGTGTCCTCAAAGGGCCAGCTGGTTTCAGCCATGCTGCGCACTCCTTCCGATGTAGCTGGTTGGTGCGCGCCCGGCGCTCATGGTCATTGTGTCACAGCCCACGCGCGACGCTCCCGCTAGGCGCGCAGGTACTCGGTGATGACAAGCACGCCAGCAGCTCCAGCGCCACCCGCCTGGGCTCCACCAGTGGACGCGGCAAGGGCTCCTGAGCCGCCCCCGCCGTAGGTGGTCCCCGCGTTGCCAGCGTAGGACTGTCCAGCCGCGACAGTCATAGGTGCGGCGGTGGTTCCCCCAAAGTGGGAGCCACCCCCGAACCCGGACAGGCCCAGTTGACCGCCCGTGAACGGTTGCCCCCCGTCACCGCCAGGGACGTGGTTGTAAGGGTTCCCGCACGTCCCAGCGGCACCGCCCGCGCCACCCTGCGCGCCGGAGTACACAGCGGCACTTGACGCGCGCGCCAGACCACCGCTACCACCACCAGCGGTGATGAGGGAACCCAGCGACGACGTTCCACCAGTGTTCCCGGTGCCAGCCGAAACGCCAGTACCGCCAGCACCAATGGTGACCGCGATGACACCCCCAGAAAGGGCCGCCGTAATCTGTGCGGCAGTGAACGTTGAACGCATGTAGCAACCACCACCACCACCAGATGCCGCAGATGCCTGGCCGGACGCCGCCGCCGGACAACCGCCGCCCGCGCCACCGCCACCCTGCACTTCGACAACGCAGAAGATGAGGCCCGCCGTTGGGGTGTAGTTGTCAGACGCGGTGAACTTCTGAATCTTAATGGCCCCCACCTTGGACAGCAGCAGGGTGTCCACTGAGCCCTTATTGGTGGCGTCACCTGTTGCGCTCGGGTCGGCAACAGCAAACCGCCCGGACCCGTCACGCTTCGCCAACGTGTTGGCGGTGGCCGCAGCTGTGGCAGCTGTGACAGCGGTTATGGTCGGGTCCACGTATGCGGTGGTGGCTTGCTTCGCCCATGCAGTCCAGGTGCTCGCATCAGTGGCGGTGCGCACCCACTGGTCCCCGTTGGTTTTCTGGGTGGCCGTCTGCACCATGCGTGTGCCGTTGGTGGCCATGTCCGTGATGATGGTCAAGGTGCCCGCAAACCAGCTGCCAGCCGTGCCAGGCCCAGCTGTGACAGTCACCAGCGCGGTGTACGTGGATGGCAGGCTGGCCTCAGTTTTGGAATCGTCCTGCACCACCACCTGGGTGCCCACCTCGGCGTTGCGTTCCAGGTTCCCCACCCGGGACTCCACAGTGGTTACCCGTGACTCCAGCTGGGCGCCTGAGTCAAGGCTGGCCACGTCACCAATGGCAGCCCCCACTTTGATGGCGTCAGGACCCACCACCATGGCCGCAGCTGTGACTTGCACCGGGTACTCAGCCCCGTCCAGGACCACCGTTACTAGGTCGCCCTCCTGCCATTCCTGGCCGTACCGCATCAGCTGTGCGTCAGACGCACTGGCCCTAATCGCCCAGATGCCAGCGCCTGCCTCTATCGCCTCATCCCCAGCTTGGTTCAGCTCGGCGGTCACGTCCGTGTTGCGTTGGTCTTTGAACGCCTCAATGACACGCCCCCAGCTGGCCTCAGCTGCGGTGGCTTCTGAGCTGGTGCGCTCAATCAGGGTGCGAGCTGTGCCCTCACCTTGGCCTGCGACGATGACGCGCGTAACGGTCGGGGGGCTGGCCTCCACCTCCTCGGACTCCAGGGTGCCGTTCTCAATGTTCAGCCGCACCAGGGCTGTGGCGTCGGTGGTCAGCTCAGTTTGGAACACCAGCGCGCTGCCCACCTGCACCAGCTTGAAGCGCAAGCTGTTCAGGGTTGCCAGCTCTTGCAGCAGCTCCAGCAGGTTCTGAAACCGGGGGGACTTCTGCGAGCTGGCACCATGCGCACCGTTGGTGCCCATCGTCACGTACGCCCTGAAACCGCTGCGCCTGGCTGACAGCGCCCCGGGCCCCACGTTGGCGTTCACGTAGGCGTGCATGAGCGTTTCAGCTGGCCCCACACGGGCGTCATTGGAACTGGCCTGCGCGTTCAGTGCGTGAGCTGGGTCACCCCAAGCCATGGCGTCGGCCAGCACAATGTCATCTGACACACCTGTGATGGTCACAATGCCGTCAGGGTTTTCCGCGTTGCGCTTGCGGTTCGGTTTGCTAGTAGGCCCACTCAGCATGGTGCGCACGCTGCCGTTGGCTAGGCGTTGCGTCACGATGATGCCCGCACCCTCGGTGCGCAGGTACGGCACCATGGGGTGACTGCCAGGCAGCTGCAAGCTCCAGGCGTCCACCTCATTGTGGCGCAGGGTGGCGTTCAGCTTCAGGAACTTGGGGGTGATGGTGCCCACCCGGGCTAGGGTGCGGTCCCGCACCTCCACGGTCAGCTCCAGTAAACCCGTATTTCGGTGCTGCCACCCACAGCTCCTGGCACCACAATGCTGGCGGCGCTAGCCCCCGGGGGGACCGTCCAAAACTGTGGCGCAGGGCCCAGGCTGGCGTACTTATTCACGCCAGCTTCATCCACCACAGTGCCCAGCTCGGTGTTGATGATGATGGACCCGGTGGCCTTGGCTGCGTTGTAGTTCAGCACCTCCCCAGCGGGGCCCGTCAAGGTGAATGTGGTGAACGGTGCGGTGACCGTCCACACCGGGTAAGCGTCCACGTCGCCAGCGTTGGTGAACGCCACCGTGCCAAGGCCTGACGTGGTGGACAGCTCCAGCCCTTGAAGTGACCCGATGCCGCGCAGCAGGCCCTTGCCCAAACCGCCCGGAACAATCACCCGCGATTCTTCATTAGCTCGCTGCCAGTACGGGTCCCCAGCTCGGAACGTGATGACAAACAGGCAGAAGCTCACCCCGTCTGAATCCTCGCCCATGGTGTAATCGCCACCCCCAGTGCGGCGCACCATGGCATACCATTCTTCACCGTCCAGCAGGACACCCAGCCGCACATCCCCAGCGGTGGGGGCCACAATCTTGGCCACCTTGCTGAGCGCCAGCTGCACCTCATCACGGTTCTGGCCGGTCACCTTCATGGGCACGTCAATGGTGCGGGGCAACACGCGGGTGGCTCGGTGGGTGGCACCATCGCCAGCTCCTTCAAACCATTGCGTACCCACGTCCGGCAAACCCAGCCCGCGCACCTTCAGCCGGGCTTGCACGCCCTCGCTGCCATCCAATGCCAGGGTGCCGCCACCACTGGCCAAGCTTATGACGCGCATCAGCCGTTCCCACCTTTCGCCCTCGGGCTAGCTAGTGCCGCGTACAGCTCCTCCTCGGCGCTCAGGCTGCGATTCTCGGCGGCATGGTAGTGGAACTCCTCACCGCTGGAGCTGGCGCCCCCAGGGGCCGCAGGGGTTGCCCAGCTGCCGGTGAAGTTGCTGGCCACCTTCAGCTGCTGCTGGTCAATCAGGTTGGCCATTTCGCGGTCCAAGTCCACCTTGCCTGCTTGGATGCCGTGCAGGTAACCCTCAATGGTGTTGGCCCCGTACTCGCTGAACACCTTGCTGGGGGAGTGGATACCCAAGGCAGCTTTGAACGGTCCCACAATCCACCCGGGCAGCAAGTCCAAGAAGAAGCTGCCCACCTTGCCTGCCATGGTTTTGACGCCATCCATTAGGCCCTGCACCAGGTCCTTGCCCTTGTCATACAGCCAGGTGCCGATGCCGGAAAAGAAGCCCTTGATGGTGTCGGGGATGCCTTTGAAGAACCCGGTGATGCCATCCCATACGGTGGTCCACCCCTTCTTCAGGTTGTCCCACAGTCCAGCGAACCAGGCGGCGACAGCACCAAAGATGGCACGCCAGCCTGCGATAGCTGTCTCAAACAGGTTCCGCACCCAGGCTATGGTGCCCTCCCACAGGCCCCGGAAGAAGTCCACGATGCCCTGCCAGACGCTGCGCCAGAACCCCACATACGCGGTGATGACGCCCCGCACCCAGGCAATGATGGCCGCCCAGACACCCATGTACCAGTCCACCAAGCCCTGCCACAGGTTGGTGAAGAAGTCCACGATGCCCTGCCACACACCGCTCCACCATTCTGCGATGGCATCCAAGGTTCCTTTGAACCAGTCCACGATGGCGCCCCACACGTCTTTCAGCCATGCCACCACCGCATCCCAGTGGGTGACCAGCAGCAGCACCGCAGCGATGAGGGCAACCACGGCCAAGATTATCCAGGTGATGGGGTTGGCCAGCATGGCGCTGTTCATCGCCCAGGTGGCCACAGCTGCAATGCCGAATGCCACCGCGAGCACCCCCAAACCAATGGCCATCATCTGCACAGCTGCGGGGTTTTCGCCCAACCATTTGGCGATGCCCTCCAGGTACGGCATGACTTTCTCCAGGGCCTCGCCCAAGGTGTTGAATACTTGGCTGCCCAGGGGCTCCAGCGCGACACTCGCGCGGTTCTTCACCAGCTGCCACTTCTCAGAAAAGTCTGCCGTTTCACCAGCTGCGGCGTTGATGGAGTCACCCGTGAGCCCAGCACCAGCTGCAAGGTCAGCCAGGTTGATGGACCCCGTTTTGAGTGCGCCCACAAACTTGGCGGCACCCTTGGTTCCGAACAGCTGCCCGGCCAGGTCGCGGGCGCTCGCATCGTCACCCTTGTCAATGAACCCTTGGATGGCGTCCACCGTGTTCTTGAACGTTGCCGTGGCAGACTGCCCCGGCTCGGTCATGGACGCCAGGCCCTTCTGCATTGCGCCAATCATGCCTTGGGAGTCCAAGCCAGCCTTGTCCATTGAGCCAATC